GCCCGGTATGAAGTATCGGGTGGACGTCATTGACGGGAGAAAGCTTTGAAGCCCTTACTCCGTGTCCTTGGGTATCTTGCCCTTTGCCTTCTGTTTACCCTCCTCCTCATCCTATCGGCCCTTGCCGGTAACGGTAAGTAAATCCCAAGCCATTCACCACGCCCCGTAGGTTCACCCCTGCGGGGTTTTTCTTTGCCCAGAGGGTGTGGACGCCCGCTTGCCGCTTCCTTCCTTCCTAGGCCCGCTTGCCGCTTGTCTCATAAGTAGGCCAATCAACCCCTTGTGTGTGGTTCCTTCCTTCCTTTGCCCATAGTCCCGGTTCCGGATCTCACACTAGCCCACCAGGATCCCCCCTAGGACATCCCGTGTCCTACCCCCCCCGTCGCCCGCTCATGTGCAACCTCATGGTGCGGTATTCCGAAACTCCCATACGCCATACGGAATTCGGAATTCGGAAATCCAGAATCGGGAATCGGGAAATCCGGAATCATGGTGCGGTCGAGTAGGCCAATCCAAGCGGTCCTGTTCTAAGCGGCGGTACCCCCTATCCGCTGTCTTCACTCCATCCATCAATCAAACGCGCTCCTAGACCCCTCCAGACTCCAGCGCGGGGCATTCGCTTCCATCCATCCAACCACCACCCCGTACCCTGACCCCGGCGAAACAAATTTAAAACTTCCAAATAGGGGGTCCAAGCGAATGAGCGATTTCGTAGTTGAGTTTAGTTTACTGTGGTTGCCCCCCATTGCCATAGTAGCAATTAAGGGGGAGCAACCATACCCCTATTGAGAGGGGTTAGTGGGGGCGTTCCTAGGGGGGAGTAAATTCTTAGAAAGGGGGGCCACATAGGCCTATGGACTACCCCCTAGGGAACCCCCCTAGTTGGGAATTAGGTCGATGTGGGCGCGGTAGGCGGCGAGGAGCTTCTTGTGCTTGTTTTCGAGGGTCTCCAGCCGGATCTCCAGCATCCGGATACGATCCGAATCGGTGTGGCGGATGGAGCGGTTGTCGATGCCGTGCCATGTCCGGTCGAGCTTGTCGAAGACGATGATCCGACGCTTGCGAAGCTCATTGAACAACTTATTGGCCCGCTCGATATCGCATGATACCCCACTGGCTATGTGCATAACCACCTCGCTGGAAGCAATGATCTTATCATGCTTGAGCGGCGGCATCTTCCCGAACTGATCGCGGTATTTCATATACTGTCTTTCCTCTTGGCCTTGTTGTTGAACGGTTTCTTCTCCTTGAGCTGGGCACCGGTGATGACCAGCGGGTTGTATTCCTCCCACTTGATTCGATCGGTCCCGTGCTGGAGGTTGATGATGGGTTTGGGAAGCCGCCCTCCACGCTTGCAGAAGGCCAACTGGAAGCGTCTAGGCTTGAACTGGCCTACCTCTGCCAGAACCGCTATCTCACGCGCCCAGTTGGCAAGCTCCGAGGATCCGAAGCCGGCGTGAGCGAGTTCCATAGTGGTCATGGGTTCGCCGTCCTTGCGCTGGGCTTTGGAGATGTGATGCATCCAGATCCAAGCGACCTTGGTTTCTTGAAGGATGGGCTGGAGTTTGTTACGCAAGAACACGCTGACCTCGCCCTGGTCCGAAAGGTCACCGCCGAAGTAGGAGAACAAAGGATCGGCCACGATGACATCGAGCTTGGACTTGTGGATGAAGCGGCGGGCGTAGGCGAGGAACTGATCACCGGTACGGACGGCCTCGGTCCTAAACTCTAGCTGTTGCTGGAGCATCTTCATGTCGCTCCCGGTAAGGTTGAGTCCGAACCCTACGCCTTGGAATGCTTCGGCGAGATCGCCCTTGTCGTTCTCGGCTTGGATAACTCCGATCTTCAATGGGCGCACCGGGGCGATACCGAAGAAGTCCTTGCCGAGTGCCCATTGGATGACGATCTGCATCATCAGGCTGGACTTCCCGATCCCGGTACCACCGCTGACGATCATGGAGGAGCCGCGGGTGAGCCAGCGTTGGCCGATCAGGTTGTCCGGATCGTTGGATGAATCGAAGGATATGAGATCCTTGATCGAGACCACCGTGGATTGATCATCATCGGTCTCGCGGGAGGTGAGGTAGTCTTCCCATGAAGCGGAGCCGAGGTTAGTGGCCAGTAGCTTTTGCTGAGAGGTAGGGCTACGCCATGCGCCCGGGAGCCGGCTGTAGCGCGAGGGGTTCTTGTTCTTGGCATCGATGCCGGGGATGCTGCTGTAGATGATATCCCGGCGGATGTCCCATTCCTTGCGATTGGGCGCATCTACGCGGACCCAGGCATGGATACTCTTACCACCGGAGTCGATGAGTACGGTGATCGGGAGGCCAGAATCGCGGAATAGCTTCTCCTGTTCGGCTTTTGGCTTGTCGTCGAACTCGACCAGGACATGGCGATACGCGCTGACATCGTTGTCGGAGCCGCTGTAGAGGTTGGGCCGGAAGGGATTGATGCGAACGAAGATCCCCTCGCGTTCCGGTGATAGGATGCGGGATGCCGGATCATCGAAGCGGGCGATCCATTCCTCGATGGGAATGAATGATCCAGCAGTGACTGGCCTACCCTCCTCGACCGCATCACAGATACAGACCACCTCGGTGGGAGCGAAGGCGGCTTGAAGGAACCGCTTGAACTCGCTGGCTTGAGGATCGGGCGCAACCGCTGGTGACGGTCGCTTGAAGGAGACCTTGGTGATATCGAAGGGAGCGGTTGAGGGGGAGACCCCCGATTGAAGGAGATGGCCGGCTGGTTTGGAGTGAGACTTGGAAGCGGCCTCGCGGAGCTTGTGGATGAGTTCGCGATCGGACCAAGGTGGTTGGCAGGATTGATTCCAGTTGGATAGCAGGGCTAGAGAGTCCGCCTCCGAGAGCTGGAAGCCGTGTACGAGGCCGACGGCAGCGGTGTAGGTAGTTGAGTGTCCGGACTGACCGGAGACGGCTGGCGGCACCTTGGAAAGCCAAAGGGCCGCACGTTGGTGCGGTGTCATATCGTTGTTTGTTTGGGACCGATCGTTGGGGGCTACTTCATTTTGTCTATCTTCATCAGCCGTTTGATGGCTTGGGTTTTGGGGGAATAGGTTCCGGTCTTTTTGGTGCTGGGCTTGGCGGCGTAGGCGGCGGGCTTGGCTTTAGCTTTCTTCATAGGGTTTGAATTTGGTGTGGAATTCCGAGGTGAGGCGAACGTAGATGTTGCTGCCTCTTTGGTAGATGATGACGGGAGCTTTGAGTTCTGCGAGACGATACTGGCCGACATGAAGGACTGTGACTACGACTCCAGGGTTGGATCGATTGACGAACCGGGAGGGTGGGAGAGCTGAGGGATTTTCCATATGCGACGTTCTATTGGTTCGGGGTAAGCGATCCAGCCTTTAGCGATGCCCCAAGCAATTATCTGTGCTGACTGCTCGATGAGCCGGCGGTTCTCATCGGTGATGATGGTTCGTTCATCTTCGGTTATGGGACCAGGTTTCTTGTTATTTGAGAGGCGGGATTCGTACCAGGGTTGCTCTTGCCTTGGGGTCTTCATGAGGTGATGAGGCGAGCCAAGATACAGTTGCAGTAGGAACCCTTGGTCTTGGCGTTGCATCGACCATGATGCACAGGGTTGGAGACGATGTGTGCTGTAAGGTCGCTCGTGAGCTGGACCAGCTCAAGGAGACGAGTGGATGCTTCTGCACAGAGCGCATTGGGGATTCCATCTTGGGTATCTAGTTCGGCTGAGAGGATATTGAGCGCGTTGACGAGGTCGTGTGTTGAGGACTGTTTCATTTTTGTTTGTGGACTACGAGTCCGTTGCCTTTGGAATCAACCAGTTCTACGGATCGAACGCTCTCCATGCGGGCCAGAGTCTTGATCATCTCGATGGGATCATGGGCTTGGGACACGCAAGTGAGGTGGATATCACCATCTCCGTAGTTGGTCTTTAGATTCTCTTCGGTTCGATCACGCACCACTCGGATGGTTCTTCCATCTGAGAGATGGACCACCTTGATGGATTCGACGAGCGGGAATGCGTGACGGCTCATTGCTTGGAAGTTTTACCGCAATGGGGGCAGTGCCGGCCTAAGCCGGGATCGGCGGGTAGAGTACCAAGCCACGAGCACAGATCGTGGTAGGATCGAACACCGAAGTTCGGCCACTTGAACGGTACGATGTCACGGGTATGGATTGCATGGATGGCGGTCTCCTTGTCTTTGATGCCAAGCTTCTCCATCAAGTTCGCGTTGCGAGAACTGAGACCGGCGGTCCATTTGTTATTCGAGGCATCCCGCTTCTTGCCGGCGGCGATGATCTGGAACACCCGTTGCTTTGAGATGTTTAACTCTGCACCGATAGCTTTGTAGGTAAGTCCCTTAACCCTGAATGCTCTTACCTTATCGATTGAATCGTTGGTTTTCATGTATGTATGTTTGAGATACTTTCTTTTTTTCTTCTTTGGTTCTTTATCTATTGCAACGGTATCTGGACCGCTCGATACCGTTTCTGTGCTTTGTGGCACTGGACGCACAGGCCGGTTTGAGTTGTGCATCCGCATCCCAAGCATGCGGCCAATTCGTGACATAACAGTTTCCATCGTTGTAGTTCCTCTATTGTTTGTTTGGTTGTTTGTTCTTGATGTTCCATACGCATGAATGCGAGATACCGTATTTCTTGGCCAACTCTCTGTAGGTGAATGTTGAGTTATCCCTGAGAATCGATTCTCTGATCTTTGCTGGAACAGCTTCCCACCGCCGGCAGATCAATGGATCAGGGGCTTTGAAGGCGGGAACTGGTCCCAACATCTTCGCCATTGACTCCTTCGTCAACCCTAATTCTTGAAGTAGACTCATTTTTAATCTACTCGCTCTTCATCGGCGTGGACTGAACGCCATTATAGGCCACTGTCTTCGGCCTATAGATGCCCACTTGTTCGGT